TTACTTGTAAATGATGGTGGCACAATGAGAATGACTAATGTCACAACATTAAAAACATATTTTCAAACAGGTGTTACAGCTTCAGATTTAGCAGCAGATGATATTTCAGCTGGTGATGCAGCAGTTACAATTGGTAATGGAAATACCTCAGCAGATGTGACAATTGATTCTGGTGATGACGTTGTAATTGACGCAGCTGGTGGAAACGTAGAATTTAAAGATGCAGGAACACTACAACTATCTTTAGACATGGATGGTACTGCAGGGGTCCAAATAATAAAACTAGGTGTTGATTCAGATGATTTAGTATTCCAGCAATACGATGGTAATGAAGTCATGAGAATTAATGACAATAGAAAAGTGTGTTTCTATGACGATGGTGGAGAACATATTTCTTCAGATGGGACTGATTTTACTTTTGCATCTGGTAATGACATTAACTTAACTGCAACAACAGATATTAATATTCCACAAAATGTTGGTTTAACTTTTGGTAATGATGCTGAAAAGATTGAAGGCGATGGAACAGATTTAACAATTTCAGGAAACAATATTAATCTTACAGCTACAGCAGATGTAGTTATTCCAGCAAACGTTGGAATTACATTTGGTAGTGGTGAAAAAATCGAAGGTGATAGTACAGATTTAACAGTTACTTCTGGTGCTAAAATTAACTTAACAGCTACATCAGATGTACATATTCCAAATAACGTTGGAATAGTGTTTGGTGGTGATTCAGAAAAAATTGAAGGTGATGGTACAGATTTAACTATATCAGCAAACAATTTAACAGTGGACGCTGCTGCTGATATTAATTTAGACGCTGACGGTGCGGATGTTAATATTAAAGATGGTGGCACAACAATATTATCATTTACAAATAGTTCTAGCGACGCTGTAATAACTGCAGGTGTACAAGATAAAGATATTATATTTAAAGGTGATGATGGTGGATCAGCAGTTACATCTTTAACTTTAGATATGTCAGCGGGTGGTATAGCAACTTTTAGTGCTGCCGCTAATGTAGCTCAAGGAGCATTAACATCATCATCGAACGCAGTTGCCTGGGACGCTTCTGCTAAACCAAACGCATATCACCAAACATCAGAAAATACGACTTTCTCTGCACCAAGTAATGCAGTTGAGGGAGCATTTATTTGTATAGAAATTAATTACAATGGTTCTCATACAATTGCTTGGAACACCGTTTTTGAATTTGCAGCGTCAACCGAAGCAACGGAGACAGCAACAGATGGTAAAACTGATATTCATGTGTTCCGGTACAATGGAGCAGTTTGGCAAGAAGTTGGTAGAACATTAAATTTAGCTGAGAGTTAATAGGAGATAATATGTGGGGATTAGTACAAGACGGATCAATTACAAAGTTTATAAATAAACCAAAAGGATTGGTTATTGGTGAGGTTCGTTATTCAAGAAAAATATTTGAATTATGGAGCAAGTCTGAACTAGAAGCTGTTGGAATTTATGAAGTAGAATTTGATAATTCTAATAAAAAAAATGAGAAATGGTATATCAATACCAATCAATCATTTGCTTTTGCTGGTGGAAAAATTACAGCAAGCTATGGTTCAGCTACACCTAAAGCTCACGCAGATACCTTATATACAGCACAAGATGAATCGGATGGAAAAGGTACTGAAGGAGAAGTTAAAACTAGAGGATTAAAATATAATTTAATTCAAGCAGTTAAGAAACAGGCTGCAAATATATTAGTAGAAACAGATTGGTATATAACTAGAAAAGCAGATGCAGGTACAGCAGTACCAAGTTCAATCACTACTCATAGAGCAGCAGTTAGAACTAAAGCGGCTGAACAAGAAACTGCAATTACAAATGCAGCAGATACTCCAGCTTTGGAAACTTTATACACTTATACAAAACAAGAGGATGGTTCATTTACAAGACCATTAGGTGAACTTCCAAGATTGGAGAGTTAATGCCTTTAATTTTACCAGGTAATGTAGCTACAGAAATAGGTGGAGCTTATACAGTAGACAATTCATGTAGGTTTAATGATGATGATGAGGCGGCAATGAGCAAATCTTCAACAACTTTAACTGACGAAAAAAAATTTACTATTTCAGCTTGGTGTAAAAGATCAACATTGGGTGGAAGTAGTCAATATCCTATTTTCGGACACATATCAGATAGTAATAATGCAAATAAAAATTGCCAATTTGGATTTTATAACGATGCTCTTTATATGGCTTATGTAGATGGTGGAAGTGTAACAATGAATAAAGTTACAACTGCTCTTTATCGAGACATTGGAGCATGGTATCACGTCATGGTAGCTGTAGATAGTACACAAGGAACTGCGGCTAATAGAAATAGATTTTATGTCAATGGAACAGAAGTTACATCTTTTTCTACAGATACAAACGTTGGCTCAGATGAAACTTTTTTAGCTACAAGCTGTACTATAACTGTTGGGAAATATACCAACACATCAGGAACTGCATCTTACTTTGATGGATACTTAGCTGAAGTGGTCTATATTGATGGCTTACAATTAACACCAAGTTCATTTGGAGAATTTGACGAAGATAGTCCACGAATTTGGAAGCCGAAAGATGTATCAGGACTAACTTTTGGTAATAATGGTTTTTATTTAGACTTTGAAGCCAGCGATAACCTTGGGAACGACGCAAACGGGGGCACAGACCTCTCTGAATCTAATCTAGCCGCAACAGACCAGTGCGTTGACTCGCCTACTAATAATTTTGCAACATTAAATCCTTTACAAACCAATGCTTTTGATTCAGGAAGTACAACTTTTTCAGAAGGTAATACAAAATATGTTAATAGTGGTAGTGCTTCTTTTAATTCAATGTGGCTTCCAACAATCGGAGTTACCTCTGGAAAATGGTATGGAGAATTTAAGTTAGGATCACATAGCACATCATCTGGTCATTCCATAGGTATTTATAGAACAAAGTCTGAACCATATTTAACTGGTGGTGATGTTCCAGCATCTGATATGGTTAGAATTATTTTTGCTGATACTGCAAATGTTGTTATTCAATTTGGTTCTACTGTTGAAACAAGTTTAGGTTCATGTAGTAGTGGAGATATATTTGGATTATACTTTGATGCTGATAATGGTAAACTTCATTGTTATAAAAATGGTTCTGCTTATATAACTCAAATAACAGGAATGACTATTGCTGGTTATACTTGGTATATGCATACGCAAGGAGAAGTTCAAGCAACTAGAAATTTAACTTTTGAACATAATTACGGAAATCCTAGTTTTAGTATTTCATCTTCAAATGCTGATCCAAATGGATATGGTTCGTTTGAATATTCAACAACTGAAAATAGTGTCGATTACTATGCACTATGTACTAAAAACTTAGCGGAGTTTGGATAATGGCTTATACAACAATAGACAACCCAGAATTATATTTCCAGGTTAAACTTTATACAGGAACAGGAAGCGAATTAGCTGTAACTTTAGATGGCGATGAGAATATGCAACCAGATTTTGTTTGGGCAAAAAATAGAGATCAAGCTGAAGGTCATAGAATTTTTGATTCAGTTAGAGGTGCAACTAAATTTCTAATGAGTAATAATACTGATACTGAATCAACTGCCGCACAAACTTTAAAATCATTTGATAGCGATGGAGTAACTATTGGAACTGATGCTGACATGAATACAAGTAGTGAAAAAAATGTTCTTTGGTGCTGGAAAGTTAATAGTTCTACTGCTAGCAATTCAAATGGTGATATTACTGCAACTGTAGCAGCTAATGATACGGCTGGCATAAGTATAATGAGTTATACAGGAAATGGATCGGATGCTCAAAGTATTGGACACTCACTTTCAGTTAAACCTTATGTTTATCTAATAAAAGCTAGAGGATATTCAAGTGGTGGTGGTTGGCAAATGTTTCATCAAGATTCTGGTGCTGGTGGAAGATGGCAGTTGGCAAATGAAGAAGGTTTTGATACATCAACAACAGTTTTTGGAAATACAGTTCCAACAAGTTCTGTATTGTATGTAGGTGCAACTTCTTCAACAGACAGTTCAACAAATAAAGTAAGTGAAAATTTTATTTGTTATGCATTTAGACCTATACAGGGTTTTAGCAAATTTGGCGAATATAATGGTAATGCCGCTACCGATGGAAATTTTATTTGGCTTGGTTTTCGACCAGCACTAGTCATTATAAAAGGCGATAATTCAGAGCATTGGTCGATGTATGACAATAAAAGAGAAGGATATAATGTTGATAATGATGTTTTATATCCAGATGACACTGATGCAGAAGGAAGTTCTGATGATATTGATTTTCTTTCAAATGGTTTTAAAATTCGTAGGCAAACTGGTTTGCTTAATGATAATGAAGATTATATATACATGGCGTGGGCCGAATCTCCGCTAGTTAATTCTAAAGGTGTACCTTGTAACGCGAGATAATTATGCTACAGAAATTAAATTTTGCACCAGGATTCAATAAACAAGTCACAGCCACAGGTGGCGAAGGCCAATGGAGAAGTGGAGACTATGTACGTTTTAGATATGGAACTCCTGAAAAAATAGGTGGCTGGGCTCAATTAGGAGACGCTACTCTTACTGGTAGAAATACAGCACTACACCATTTTGTTAATGCTAGTGGAATTAAATATGCAGCTTTAGGCACAAACAGATTTTTATATATTTATTCAGGTGGAGCTTTTTATGATATTACTCCTATTAAATCTACAACAACTTTAACCAATGCCTTTAGTACAACTAATGGCGATGCAACGGTTACATTAACTTTTTCATCTGATCACAACATTACGAAATACGATATTATACGTTTAGATAATTTTACAGCTATTACTGATTCTGATTTTAGTTCTAGTGATTTTGATGATACCAATTTTATGGTAACAACAGTCCCATCTTCTACAACTATTACTATTGAAATGAGTTCAGCTGAATCTGGATCAGGAGCAAGTACTTCTGGTGGAATAAGAGTTCAACATTTTTATTCAATTGGACCTGCTGTTGAAGAATCAGCAGCTGGTTGGGGACTAGGTTTATGGGGTGGTACTGTAGCTGGAGAAGTTTTTGATACTCTAGATGGTGCTTTAACAGCTTCTTCAACAAGTATTGTTTTAGATGATTCTTCTGCTTTCCCTGCTTCAGGAACAGTTTTAATAGATAATGAAAGAATTGCTTATACCTCAAACACTACAGGTACAGGAACTTTATCAGGTTTAACTAGAGGATCAGACAACACCACAGCTGCTATTCACTCTGATGGAGCAACAGTAACCGATGCATCAGACTATACAAAATGGGGTGCATCACAAACGGGTGACATTGTAACTGCTCCAGGTTTATGGTCCTTGGACAATTATGGAAATAAATTAATTGCAACGATTGTGGATGGTGCGACTTTTGAATGGGATTCAGATGCAACAAGTGCTACATCAACACGAGCAACGATTGTTGCCAATGCTCCAACAGCAGCAGTTCAAACATTAGTTTCAACACCTGATAGACACTTAGTATTTTTTGGAACAGAAACAACAATTGGAACAACATCAACTCAAGATGATATGTACATTAGATGGTCGGATCAGGAGAGCATCAATGCTTCAACTTCTTATGCACCTTCAGCAACCAATACCGCTGGTACACAAAGACTGGCCGATGGAACACGGATCGTAGGAGCGATAAGAGGTCGGGACGCAATTTACGTTTGGACAGATACTTCTTTATTTATTATGAGATTCGTTGGCGCTCCATTTACTTTCTCATTTCAACAAGTTGGGACGAACTGTGGATTGATTGGAAAGAATGCAGCCGTTGAGGTTGATGGTTCTGCTTACTGGATGTCAGAGAATGGTTTCTTTAGATACACTGGTAAACTAGAATCACTTGCATGTTTAGTTGAAGATTATGTTTACGATGATATTAACACAACTCCTAAAAATCATATTTATGCAGGATTGAATAACCTATTTGGTGAAGTCACATGGTTCTATCCTGGTAGTGGTGCTGCATCTAATAATAGATCAGTAACTTATAACTTTATGGACTCAACACCTGAGCGACCTGTATGGACTACAAGTTCACTTGCAAGATCATCTTGGTTTGATTCATCAATATTTGGAAAACCTCATGCAACTGAATATGATTCAAGTGCTACAAGTGACACTACAGTTGGTAATACAGATGGTGTTACAGTTTACTATGAACATGAAACAGGACAAGATCAAATTAAAGCAGGAGCAAGAACTGGTATTTCAGCAAGTATTCAATCAGGAGATTTTGATATATCTCT